TTGGTCTTTGTAAGAACATTCTCAATTCAAATGCCAATTCCGGAGAAATCTGTACTCCCTCAACTCTCGATGAATCACCACTCTCAACAGTCTTTAACAAAGATACTTTTCCCAAACGTGCTTCGTTTACCGATTCATCAATTGCCTTTGGATATTTAGTTTTCTTTGCTAAATCTAAAAGTTTTTTGATATCAGAAGGATTGTTTCTATTGTATTTATCAGCATTCTTTTTATCTTTGAAAATTGCAGATACTTTTTTACCATTATCATCAATCATAATGATAATACCCTTTTTACCAAAGTGTCTTTCATCAAATACAGATACCCCTTCGTTTACTGATTCGTTTGTTAGTTTGTATCCTTGTTTTACAAGTGTTCCAACAAAATCACTTAAATCTTTTTTGTTCTTGAAGATTTTTATATCAAAGAAATCACTACCATCTTTGTGTTTCTTTTTTCCATCGTGGTAAGATATTGTGTATTTTGCTTTACCAATACCATCTTGTCTTTTGAATCTTTTCTTACCTTCGTTGATTGATTCTTTTAAAGTTACTGGGTAAGTTTTACCATTAAATTCAAATTCGGTTTTACCTTCTTCTTTAGCTTTTCTAGCTGCATTTATAAATGCTCTACCTTCGGTAATTGATTCACCCATAAACTCACTATCTAAGAATGAGTGAATATCTCTAGTACTCTTTGGTAATTTTTTACCAGTTACTTGTGTGAAGATTGCAAGTGAGAATTTTTGGTCGTGGCGTAATTTAGATTTCAATGCATTGATATCTTTATTCTTTATAGCTTTTACCAACTCATCGTAAGTGTGTTTAACTCTTGCTTTAGTTTGAGTAGTAACACTATCGATTACATCTTCTTTAGAATATTGTTGTGCACCTTTATCACCTTTATCCAATGCTCTTTGCCAATTACCCAACATTGTTTTGATTGAACCTTTAAGTCCAAAGTAATCTTTCTTATCAAAGATAGAATATACTTTTTCAAAATCTCTATCAGTAGCTGCTTCGTTTACTGATTCAGAACAACCACCACATCCGCATCCACAATCAACTGATTCTTCTACTTTGTAAGTTTTACCACCAACTTCAAATTCATCTTCACCTTTTTCTTTTGCAGCAGTTACTGCGGCTCCGAAAGCGTTTCCTTCATTCTTCTCACCTTTAGCGTTCCATGCCGCATCAATTTTGTTGAAGAACGCTTTCTTTTCTTCATCAGACATTGATGGGATAGATTTCCCAGCTTTCTCCAATGCCTTTTTGAAAAATACTTTATAATCAGCTTCTTCAGCCATTACATTCTTTAGTGTTTCTTTGATAGTTTCTTTGGTAATATTCATAATTGCCAATCCTCTTTATAGTTCTGATATAGATTTAGATATTCGATTTAACCTTTCTCTTATTTTAAAGAGATGATTTTGTGTACGTTTCCATTGGTCCTCAGATTTTAAGCCACTTTCTTGCTTAATCTTACCATACCACTTTAGAAATTGTTCCATTTCTGAAAGTTGTTTGTTAATTCCTCTGATACCTAAACCAATTTTTTGTTTTGGAGTTCCCTCAGATTTTCTAAGTTCATTCCAACGATTTTCATTAACCTTACTATAACCAGTTGCTTTTATGATATGATTGATATATTCATCATCGGATTCATCATCCTCATCAGTACCATCAGTATCTTTGAAAGCATTAGGAGTATTATATCCAGCTACATCACCAGTAGTGGTAACTTCATCAATATCCACATCTTCTTGCTCAATTTCAGCAATTAAATCTTCAATTAACTTTTTTAAACTCATAATTTAACTTTCAGTTCTTTTATTAATTCATATGACATCATCATTGATGAAACATGATTATCAGAAACAACTTTACCAATTTTAGTTTTAGATAAAACAGAAATAGTTTCTGCTAACTTAATTTTAGTTACCTTATCTTTAACTTTTGATTGGATTAATTTTAATTCTTTTATAATATTTGGAATTTCATTCTCTATATAAGACCTGAACCCAGTTGTGTTTGATAAATTATTGATATACTCCTTTAGAAGATTTTTTTGATTACTATCTAAATTAGAATACTTTTTATTAAAAGTTTCTACCAAAATCTTATAAGTAAGTAATCTTAAATCTTTATCTTGTTTTTTATAGGATTCAACTAATTTATCTTTTTTATTTTGAGTTTTAGTAGCTGGATTAGATGTGATAGATTCAATGAGGGTAATTTTTGAATTAAATACATCCTTTACATCATAATTATCCATCTTTTTAGATTCAAAAATCTTATAGATAGAAGCTAAAACTCTATAATTAGATACAGGTGAAGATAAAAACTCATCCATATTGAAAGATTCATTAATCTTTTTGATAAGATTATACTTTTCTTTATGAAGTTGTGTTTGGTTAATACGATTATGAGCTTCATTAACAGTATCAATAAACTTTTCAGCTCTTGACTCTGAACTGTATTTTTCTTTCATAAGAAGTTCGTACAATCTTAGCTCTTTGTTTAACTCTGTTTTAGGACTAAAAAATTCACTAACGATTTTTTTAGCCTTTTCAGTAGTATCACCATTAAGAACTTCTAACGTAATTTGTCTTACGAGAAGTTCGAATAGAATACCAGTGTTCTTAAATTTTGAATGTTTTACCCTCTTCATTGTGTTTTTATCCTATAATAATATATCAACATACGATACTTTACATCGTATATAAATATAAGTTATTTTTGATTTCCTAAAATTTTATTCATCAATCAAATTTGTGTCATCTAAAAAGTCTCCGTTTTCACTCATCAACTTTCTTTTTGCTGAAACTCCGTTAACATATTCTTTAGCAACTTTTTGCTTAGATTCTGTTTTCTTTAACGCTTTTTGATTTTCTTTAGCACCCAATGGGTCTCTTCCATATGGGTGTTTATCTTTACCATAGGTGTTTCCCTCTTTTGGTCTACCACCTTTGTTCTTTAACTCAGTTTTTAGTTCTTCCAATTCATTTTCAACATCAGTAGGTTCTGATTCCATTGCTGGGTCACTACCCTCATCTTCAATTGAACGATATCTAAACCTATCTTTTAAATCATTAATAAGATTTACTTTTTGGTTATCAATTTCATCATCACTAAAATTGAAAATATTTTTGTATGTCCAATCTTTAGATACCATATTTAATGCCTGAATATCAGAAACTAATCTAACTTTTTCACTCCAAAGATTTACTTTTTCTTGCTCATAGATTGTAGATGGATTTACCAAATCTAATTCAAAGTCTACCATCTCAGCACCTTCTATACCTTGAGCTGCAAGGTGAGTTACTGCTAACTTAGTTAATTCTGAAATAAGTGTTCTTTGGATTCTTTCAATTGTCCTTGCAAATCTTACATCTTCTGCAGCAAGAGTTGCTTTACCATTTACATTCTCATCGTATCCCAAATATGCTTTTGGAATTTTAAGAGCTGCAAATAGTTTGTTCTTTAAGTAATCAATATCATCAATTGCGGTGTATTCTAAACCACCCAATGAATCAATCTCAGTACCACTATCACCACCCCTAACAGGTAAGAAGAAATCTTCAGTTAGGTTTTGGATATTGTACTTTAAGTTGTAATCACCAGTATTCTTATCAACAAATGGAGTTTTCTTCATTTTGTTGATAATTCTTTGCATATAGTTATCAACCTCTTGTGGAGGAATGTTACCAATATCAATTTTAAAAACTCTCTTATCAGGTGCTCTCATAATTCTATGGATTAACATTGCATCTTCCATAAGAGAAACCTGCTTCCAAATTCTTCTTCCATTTTCAATCATCGCCTTTCCATATGGTAGGAAGTTTGTATCCGATAATAATCTAAAGTGAACTATCTCATAGTTCTCATATTCACCTTTACCATTTGGGTCGTGGTTTACTTTAAACTTAATATAGTTTGCATTATTTGGGTCGGTATTTTCTAATCTTTCAGTTTCGTAAACTGGAAGTGGTCTTACATTTATAATACCAACACCTGGTTGGATTTCTTGTAATAAAAAGAAATCACCATACTTAACCATATTACGAGTCCAAGACCAAAGGTTGAACTCAATATTGAGAATATCATAAAAAAGATTTTCTAAAATTTCTTTTACTTTTTCGTTTTTTGATTTGATTTGTACAACTTCACCAAATTCGTTTTTAAGTGTACATTCATCTGCATATATATCCAATGCTGATGAGATAATTGGGTCATTATCCATTGCATCATAATCTCTGAATAGTTCTCTACGAACTTGATGGTAAGCCATTGATTGGGCTGCCATCTGGTCTCCATAAAAAGACCTTTGTAGTTTGGTGTACCTATCTCTTAAATTCATTAAGTTAGTACCACCTTGCTGTCTATCATCTACATCAACAACTTTTCTCTTCCCATCCTTGTCAACCTTTACGATTGCCTGAGTGGAAAAGAGTTTAGTTAATCTATCGAAAAATGAACTATTGTTTTGTTGTTCTGCCATTTTATTTACTTTATGTTATAATCTAACTAAGATACAAAAAAAATTTGAATTATCCTAATTTTATTACCATGCTTTACAACTCCAATACCTAGCCATATGTCTTGGTCCAGGGTTATCGCAATTGTGTCTTGCTCTAAATGCTTTTTTTCTTGATGGAATATCTTTCTGAATCTGCATTGTCTTTTCACCTGCTTTCTTAGCTGATGTTCCACCATGTCCGAAGTTTACCTTTACAACATTTCCCTTTGGATTTTTTACATATACTTTAAACTTCTTAACATCACCTCTCATAGGTTTATTAAGCTTTACTTTTCTACCTTGATACTCAGCTTCATTAATACCCTCTTTCATATTTTTTAGAAAATCAACAAACTCTTTTAAATCATAATAGTTTTCAACATCATATTCTTCGATATTTTCATCCATTGATAACTTAAATTCGTTATAAAGTTCTTCAGAATAATTTTCCATAATAAATCTTACAATTAATCTATACTATATAAATATAAAATTTTTATTTTATAACCATTTAGTTAAATCTTCAACATCATCTCCTATTTGCATCTGCCAAGGATTTTCATCATTATCATTACCACCATATACTCCACTATAAGTATAAGATGAAATACTGTTAATTGCCTGTTTAGTTAAATCAATACCTTCTTGTCTTAATCTCAAAGCAGTATCCCTTACCCAAAGTGAAATAGCTAAACTCATAGTTAAATCATCATTATATCCTCTCATAGCTTCAGCTCTTCCATTCATCCATATAAATGTAAATAATTCATCGATAGTTCGTACTGAGCGGATTATGATTGATTTTTCTCTAATATATTCTTCTAATTTGGAAATAATTAAAGGTCTAGTTCTTGAAGTTGTTGAGAATCCAGCTACCATACTTTTATCTTGAGAACGGTATCTATTGGAATGTTGATGTTCTACATCTACATATTTCAAATCTTTACTCATATAATATAAGTTAGGATAATTCCTATCTATTACTTGTTGTATAGTTGCCCAACCAATATTAGCGTTTTCAATTACCAATAGAGCGTTATTGTATTCAGTTGATAAACTTACTAAGAAGTTACCAAAATCTTTTGTATCTAACTTACCTCTATATTCAGCCACTTGTTCTGATGCCTCAACATCAATAACGTGAGCTGCGGAGTAATCCGATGAATCACCCCTAGCAACATCCGCTACAACTATGTATGATTTATTATAATCAGGAAACTGCCATTTCCATAAGTTTCCATCGAACCCACCTTTTTCAACAGGTTCTTGTACATAAGTTTCTTTATAGAATTGAAGAACTTGTGGGTCAATTACTGAATCACCAGAAGATACAAAATCACAATCACATTCTTGTGCTGCTCCCTTTGGTCCTAATAATGTTTCTTGTTCATCTCTCCAACTTTGGTCTCTTTCTGGATGTACAGTCCAATGTAATCTAATATTATTAAATCCATTTGTACCATCTTCAGAACCTACCCAAGTTTTATGAAAGAAATTACCTACACCATTTGGAGTAGATAATATGATTGCGTT